CTGCGATGGAAGCAGCTAAATACAAAGAAGCCAGCACCGAATTCTTAGACAGTAAATGGGCCAAGCAAGTGGGTGGCCGTGCTTTGGAGCTAGCAGATATGATCGCCAGTGGCGAATATGTCTAATCCATATATATTTACCGCTACTGTCTCTAAAATTGTAGACGGAGATACGATGTATGTTACTGACATCAATTTGGGTTTTGGCATCGTGCATCGCGGTGATAATGGTCGTGGCATTTGCTTGCGTCTTAATGGAATCGATACCCCGGAATCTCGCACTAGAGATTTGGAAGAAAAGCGTTATGGACTCGCAGCCAAAGCGTTTGTCAAGGCGTTCGCGCCAGTAGGCACTGAAATTGTTTTAAGGACTTACGAGAAAGGTAAGTACGGCAGATGGTTGGCTGACATCAAAGTAGGTAATAAGTGGCTCTGCAGAGAGTTGATTAAGCATCATCATGCGGTTGCTTATTACGGTCAAAACAAATCAGAGATACAAAAAGCCCATTTAGCAAATAGGCTTAAAGTATGTTCCACGTGAAACTACTCAGCAGGCAAATAGTTAAAAATTAAATCACTGTCACACTCAATAGTCACCCTGGCGGTATCTGTAGCCACGTAGTAAGTGATTGTAGGCATTTCAGCAATGTGGCAGTCAATGTTATCGACTTTGATAATAATTGGCGTAGGCGGCTCCACAGGAGCTTCTTCTGTAGCGAAAATCGATCCGAGGATATACGAAAGTATGCCAATAGCCATAATCGCCATGATTGAATAGTGAATTTTTGTCATAGTTAATCTCTTTCGCCTTTCAGTGGTTTAATCGTAAAAAACTCTTGATGATCTGGGTTTTTTGCTCGAAACATTCGGGCGTAGTAGGCTATAAAGTTATTAGATATCTTAAAATCATCGCCGCTTGTTTTAATGGCGTAATCCCATCGCATCTTGTTGATTACTAGCCATGCTGATGACTTCTTCACACCTGATTTAATCAACTCATGCGTCTGCTCTTGGAATTCTAACCAGATGTGTGGGTTTTTCTTATGCCAGTCCCACCACTTTTGTTTAATGTCATCAGTAGCGGGGGCTGAAAATTTATTCTTATAAATGCTCATCGTTTCCCCTAAAATGGAATATCGTCATCAAAATTATCAATAGGTGGGGTGGCTGATCGGTGACCAGCCTCTGGTTGATCGCCCCCTCGACCACGGGGAGTGTGAGCGCCAGATTCGCCTTTGTGCATATCTAAATTATTGACAATGACTACGGGCTTGGAGTGCTTAACCCCATCCTTTTCCCATGTCTCTAAAACAAACTCTCCCTGCACAGTTACAGGCTTGCCTTTGAGAAGGTACTGAGCCAGCTTGTCAGCTCGATCACCCAACAGCTTGCATTCTACCCAACTTACCTTCTCATATTGGCCGTAGCCCTGTTTAACGGGCAGAGGGAAGCTGCCTACACTCTTGCCGTTGGGTGTGACCCTTAAATCCAAATCCTTGCCTAGATTACCGCTAAAAATACATATATTCATATTTTACAATCCACTTAAAATTAATAGAAATATTCCAGTTAAAATCACAAGTGATCCTACGCCATACAAAAACTCGCTCATCTTCTCGCTAATCCTCATTTGCTTTCACCGTAGTAGGCTGCTCTGAAATCCGATGACTTCATTACCTCCCTGTCTTTGGTGGGAAAAGACCCGCCTTTCGATGGTGCGACCCACAGAGCCTCTTGAACGTGTTTTGGCAGCGTAAACCATTCCTCTGCTGCAGACGATAAGTCACCATCTGCAATGCCAGTAAGAATTGCGTCAATAGAGCTTGAATAGTCTTTTTGGTAGTCAATAATAGCCGAATTGCCATCGTCATCATCAGTCGGCACTCCGGCGGCTGCTTGCAAACTCAGCCGACGACAATAGGTTATTCCCGCTGCATAGCCGTGAGCGTCCTGCTTGCAAGGAATTAAAAACTCAGATTCCAGCCACTCGCCAGAGCTGTGCATGATACGTGTAGCAACTCCTACGCACCCGTCCTGAGATACTGGCAACTGGACAAACGACAAGCCGTTATCAGCAAATGGCTTTCTGACAGCAGCTATGACCGATGTGAGGTCTGCATACTTGGACTTAAAGAATGGGTTCTCAGAGTCCTTAATCGCAGCTCCCATTTGACTTTGCGCCTTTGAAAGAGCTGTTGCTAGCTCAGAAATTGATTCAGATTGACTAATCATTTAGTAGGTTCCCCTGCTCGGCGTACAGGCCGGTCATATAGATGTTGAAAAATTCTTCTTCGTAAGCCTGCCAGGTCAAGCTATTCTTAGGATATGGATTGTTGGGCTCGCCATCTTTAAAGTCCCAGCCTGCCTTGCTTCGAGCAGCGGCAAGCTCAGATTCTTTTGAAATTATTGCATTAGCTACTTTATCGCTGTGCAGCTTGCTGCGGAAAACAATAACATTGCTCATATCAACTCCTCCACATCGCCAGCTATATAGTCGGTGACAAGCTCTCGCACTATTTTTCCCAAATCCTTATCTGCCAAATCTTGCGACTTGCTTCCCTTGCATTTAACCGCATCAATAAGAACGGCTTTAAATTCAGGATGGAGCTTTCCCCAAGATACTTGGGTAGCCTCTGTCCCAATTGCCTCAATCGCTGTCGCGCTGTCGGCCTCGAGTTCCGAAAGAACTACCTCTTCGATTTTCATATCAATATCATCTTGCTCAATCTCAGCGGCTCTGAACAACTTTTCCTGCTCAAGCTCGTAAGCGTTTAATGCTGCTGTGTTGCTGTCTGGCAACCATCGATAGTCAAAATTGTTATTAGTCATATCTTCATTCCCCAATGAGTGTTTATTTGTAAGCTAGGTAAGATTAATGTATTATTTATTTCAATGCAAGCTATTATTTAACTGAAAAGTAATATAGGATTGAATTTCAATGAAGAAAAAAGTGAAGTTGGCTAAGTATTTGGAAGATCGGAATAATTTGCAATCGGAACTTGGTGAGATATTCGGAATCTTCCCATCGCGTATTAGTCAGATTAAGGCTAGTAACCCGGACGCTACGCTAATAATTGAAAATGGGGAGGTTTCCGAGCTCCATTACATAAAACCTAAGATTTATTACCGGATCACGGGAAATTAAATGCACTATTATCAGTTTAATATAGGTGATTACAGGCGAGATACCGCACATTTAAGTCATCTAGAACACGGTATTTATCGGTCATTGATAGACACTTATATGCTCGAAGAATCTCCACTACCGGGAGACATGAAAGAGCTTGAGCGTAAGCATTCGATCAGAACTGCAAATGAAAAGAAGGCACTTAGAAATGTCTTAAATGACTTTTTCAAATTCGAGAATTCAATGTTTCTTCATTCTCGATGCGATGAGGATATAATTTCATACAGAGATAAGTCTGCGAAGGCCAGTAAATCCGCAAAGAAGAGATGGGAAAAGGATGCGAACGCAGTGCGAACGCATAGCGAAGGCAATGCTAACCATAAACCATTAACCATAAACCATAAACCAATAACCAATAAAAAGAAGGGCTTTAGCAAGCCCACTATCACAGAGTTAGAAGATGCCTTTGCTGGAAAGGTTACTGATGCAGGTCATCAGGCAGGTCTTTTCCTTTGTCATTATGAGTCTAACGGTTGGAGGGTTGGTCGAAACCCGATGAAGTCATGGCAACACGCAGTTACTAGCTGGATAGCGAGGAGCAAGCAACATGGAACAGGTCAACAGTTTGGTCAAAAAGCTGTATCAAAGTCAGAAAGAAGGGACGAGGCCGCAAGACGATACCTGGAAGAAAACAATGATGATGGTGTGGCGTGGCCTACAGGCCATGAAGTTAGTCCATGATGACATTGGATCAACTGATTTTAAATACTGGGAAGCATCACTGTCTGATTACCCGCAAGAGCAGTTACTGCAAGGGCTGAAGGCTGCGGAAGATTGGTCCGGCTTTCTCACACTAGGAGACTTCCGTAAATTGTGCGATAAGCCGGTCAGAGCGCCCTATCACAGTGAGTTTAAAGCTCTGCCCAACAAGCGGATGGACAGCGATGTGTTCAGGCAAAAACTGAAAAAAATGCGCGAGGAGTTAGATTTATGAGTGAGAAAAGAACCGCCCAACAGCAAAAAGCCCTGGAACTATGGTGTAAGATTTTGGCCGAGGATTTGAACGCTGCGGGGCTTGATCAGCGCAAGGTGTTAAAGCCGTCAATAGCCATTCCGTGGTGTCAGCCAAGCGTGAAGGATAGGATTTTCAGACCTGTATTCACCGCCATGACTGGGCTGGAATCGACAGCAGACGCTGACCCCAGTGATTACAATCCAGTATATGAGGTATTGTGCAGACACTTAGCAACGAGGCTGGGCGTGACAGCTCCCGCATGGCCTGACAGGAATCGTGAGGATTTAAGAGATGCTAGGCGATATTGATGATGAAGAGCTTACGGCCAGGGCTGCGGATCACGTTTTGCAATACCGAAATATCAGCGAATCAACGCGATTGTTGGAAGAGTTGCTAAAGAGATTCCTGAAATTACAGATCGAGGCAGAAGATGATAATCCGTAGTAAGAAGATAACTCAGGCGGCAAAAGACAGGAGCTGTGT